CCAAAAGCTTTTAGACTTATTGCAACAATACGATGAATTATTTTACGGAATAAAAACCCCAACCCCATGAATAACGAAACATTTGAATTTAACCAACCAATTAAACCCTAAGTAAGAGGGGATAACGTTTACAGCTATACGTCAGGTTTTGTTTTTCACAAAACTTGCGTATAGGTGGTGTTACCTGCTGGTGCGGTTAATTTAAGAGAATGTTAATTTGAAAACGAATAGAAAATAAAGGGGGTTTTACTAATATGGGCGACTTTATAAATTATCTAAACAAAGTAAACAATGAAAGTAACTTTTGAAATTGACAGAGAAACGTATGCACACAAATGGCTTGTTTGGAGAATGAGGAACGGAGTAGTTGGAATGTATGGGGACTTGCCTATATCGTTAAGGGATAAAAATGTTGTTGCGTTTTTGAATGAATTACTGCCAAACGTAACACAGATTTGGTGGGATAAAGATAGCCAAACAATCAAAATGAAAGTTTGATGAAAATAATTTTACTATATTTGTATCTTACTGAGAAACAACAGAGAATAAATGGCAAATCCGAACCCCGACAAAAAGCACCTCATTCCATTTAAAAAAGGAGCAGATGCACGTAGAAACACCAAAGGAGCACCCAAAAAATTACCACAGCTTGACGTTCTGTTAGCGGAAGTACTTGGAGAGGAGAACAACGGAATAAGTGCAGGAGAAGCGATATTATTAGCACTAAGGAAAAAGGCTTTAGCAGGAGATGTAAGGGCAATTGAACTATTGTTTGACAGAGCCTATGGCAAATCAAAACAGAGTACGGAGATTACATTTACCGAACAGCCATTGTTTCCAATGCTTGTGGATAACGAGATTATTAAGTGATATGGATGGCTCAGTAAAACGTCATGTGGCTAAAACGATCACGTACAGAATAGTAGGAACTATTTTTACAATGGTTGTTGGCTATGTTGTGACAGGCAATCCGTTTACAGCAGTACAGATTGGTGCGATTGAAATGATTTCAAAGCCTTTGCTGTATTTCATTCACGAAAGAGTTTGGTATAGAAGCAAGTTTGGTGTAAAAAAAGTGCGAAAAAATTAAAAAAATAAGTGCCTTAGACCAATGTTGGTAAGGTGTTCAAAAAAATCACATGACTTTTATTCGGACTACCGCAATCAATAAGATACTGCAATTAAAAAAGCGAAAGAAAGTAATTCAAGGCGGGACATCAGCAGGAAAAACTTTCGGAATCATTCCCATACTTATTGACCGGTGCTGTAAGGAAAAAGGACTGGAAGTGTCGGTTGTATCGGAATCGGTCCCGCATCTTAAAAGAGGAGCACTAAAAGACTTTCTTAAAATCATGCGTTTGACCAATCGGTTTAACGAAAACAACTATAACAAGTCCGACCGAAAATATACATTCTCAAATGGTTCGTTTATTGAGTTCTTCAGTCCCGAAAGTATATTGGGTGCGAGAAGGGATGTTTTATACATCAATGAGTGCAATAGAGGGATAACATTCTACGACTATCATCAGTTATCAATACGTACAGCACAGGACATCTATTTGGACTACAATCCTGCAAATCCGTTTTGGGTACAGGCAGAGTTAATGAATGATGATGATGTTGATTTCTTAATCCTTACCTACAAAGATAACGAAGCACTCAGCAAAACAATTATTGATGATATAGAAAAAGCAAGAGAGAAGGCGACAACCTCAACTTATTGGGAAAATTGGTGGAAGGTGTATGGCCTTGGGTTGATGGGAAGTGTCGATGGTGTAGTGTTTGAGCCATGCAATGTTGTAAAAGAATTTCCTGCAGATTGCAAGTGGGTTGTGTTTGGAATGGATTTTGGTTATTCCAATGATCCCACAACTTTGATTAAGGTCGGCATGAAGGATGGTGAATTATACTTTGACCAACTATTATTTCAAACAGGCCTTACCAATTCCGATTTGAACAACCAACTAAAGATATTGAATATCGGTCGAGGCGAAATAGTAGCAGATAGTTCCGATGCAAAGAGTATAGCAGAGTTGAAGCGATGGGGTTGGAACATCAGAGGATGCGTAAAGGGAAAGGACAGCATTGTCAATGGCATTGACCTGGTGAAGCGATACAAAGCAAACGTAACCGAAGATAGTTTGGATTTGCTGAAGGAGTGGAGAGGATACTCGTATGTGTTTGATAATGATGGAAACAAGTTCACCAATTACCCGGTTGATGATTTGAACCATACTATTGATGCAATCCGTTATGCATGTAGCTATAAAATAGTTCAGCCAATCGGAAGTCCAAAAGCATTCGTAACACGAAGATGATAAAGCTAAAAGTAAATAACCAATCAATAGACTTTCCACAGAATTGGGGAGAGATAACATTGGCTCAATGGAAACGGATTGAGGTTTGTACAACGGACCATGAAGTAGCAGGAATCTTGTTGGGTGTTGAGGTGAATGATGTTACCCTTCAGAAGATTTATCCGTTCATGTTGTGGATGCAGATGCCATTTGATTATACAATATGGAGTTTGCCTAAAGAAATTACCATTGCTGACGTTTACATAAATCCAAACATTGATATAAAAACACATACATTCGGACAAAAAATATTGCTGCAGAGTTTAAAACCGAACGAGTTAGGCAAGTCGTTAGCAATTTATTTTCAGCCAATTGTAAATAGTTGTGAATTTAATTACGAACAATCACTATCTTTGTTTTGCGAAATAGAAAAATTAAAGTTATCTGAGGTGGTCCCGATAAATAATTTTTTTCTAAATCAGTTACGAAAGATAATAGAGAAGGAGAATACAGAGTTGAGCGTCCCTGCAACACCCGAACAGATGAGAGCAGGAATATCAATGTTTGATGAGTTCGGAGTAAACAACACGATTGATGCATTAGCAGGAGGGGACATATTGAAGTACGACAGAGTGCTGATGATGGATTACAATACAATATTTTTGAAGCTGAAAAGAAATAAGTTAGAAAATAAATTCAAAAGGAATTATCAAAAAATAGTGGAGGATAAACAATGATAGCCGAATTGCAGGACATAACAGCATCAATGAACTCGAATGGCGATTCTTATGAATCAATCTTTGGGACGAATGCATGGCAGAATTTATTATTGGATGAAACCAAATTCCCAGCTGTTTGTTTCGACATGCCGAAAGTAGAATACAACTTACCTAAAAGCGGATTCATCGGTGAAAAATATCCAATAACAATTTACGTATGCTATAAATCTGAATTGGATTGGACAGGATTACAGCATGAAGTAGTGATTGAGAAAGCGAATACAGCTACAAGGGAATTGATAACAAGATTGCAGAACTATAAAGATGCTGATGGAAACAGATTGATTGACAATATAGAATTTGTTGGTGCAGACAGAGTTAAAAATGTTTTCAATGTGAATACAAGTGGCATCATGTTGCAGTTAAAAATTCAGCCAACAATCAATAAAGCTGTTTGTATTTCTTAATGATTGGATATAAAAACATATTACAGCAGTTTGCTGATGGCCTGACAAAAGAAATTAAGGATGCGATTAATGCAAAGCATACTGTAACAGGAAAGACAGCAAAGAGTATTGATAATATTGTAACAGAGAATAGTCTTATTGTATTTGGAAATCAAAGCGTTGGCTCATTAGTGCATGGTAGAAGTCCAACACAATCTTCGACAGAAGGAACCCCAACATTGTATGAAATAATACTACAATGGGTAAAAGATAAGGGATTACAAGCTGAAGGAAACATGTCGCAGGAGGGGTTGGCATTTGTTATTACAAGAAGCATCCACAGAAACGGAACGCTGTTGTATCAGGATGGTGGGAGAGGCAACGTATTGGAGAATATTATTACGGATTCAAAAGTAAATAGGCTTATTGATTTGGTTGCTGTCAGAGCAGAAAGTATTGCAACAGAATTAATCACAAAACAAATTCAAGCAAGATGAGTGTTAACGTAGTAGGATTTCCAAGTAAGGTGGTGAATGGCGATGCTTTACAGGTCAGCAAATGGAGTGCTGTGCATCAAGCAATTCAATTTCAGATGCAACGAAAAGACCGCACAATCATTTCAGCAACGCAGTATAGTGCAACGCAAGTACTAATATTTTTTAACCTGCCATTTGAAGGAGTGGTAGGTGATTACATTTATTTTCAGAGCGGAATCTTCAGCGGTACAGCGCAAGTTGCTGTTGTTGGAAGTTCCG